AGCGATGATTTCCGTGATATATTTCCTGATGTAAAACTAGCTGCCGATGCTAAAGCATCTGGCAGATGGTCTACGAACAAAGGTGGAGAATATTATGCCGTTGGTGTTGGAGGTGCTTTGGCTGGACGAGGTGCTGATTTGCTCATTATTGACGATCCTGTTTCTGAACAAGATGCTTTAAGTCCTACGGCACTTGACAGTATTTATGAATGGTATACATCTGGACCAAGACAAAGATTGCAACCTGGAGGCTCTATCATTATAGTGATGACACGTTGGGGGATTAAGGATCTCACAGCAAGAGTGTTACAGAAACAAGCTCAAGGGGGTGCAGACAAATGGGAAGTAGTAGAATTTCCAGCGATATTTCCAGAGACTGGAAACGTACTTTGGCCAGAGTATTGGAGCAAAGACGAATTAGAAGGCGTGAAAGCCTCGATACCCGTAGGCAAGTGGAACGCCCAGTATATGCAAAATCCGACAGCCGAAGAAGGTGCGATAATTAAAAGGGAGTGGTGGAATGTTTGGAATCGTAGTGAGCCACCTGCCTGTTCCTATATCATACAGTCATACGACACGGCTTTTACTAAGAATGAGCGTTCTGATTATAGTGCTATTACTACTTGGGGTATTTTTACTCCCATCGAGGGTGAAGGAGATGCCATCATCTTGCTTGATGCCGAGAAAGGCAGATGGGATTTCCCAGAACTTAAACTTAAAGCACAAGAACTGTGCGAAGCATATGATCCTGACATGATTCTCATAGAACAGAAAGCAAGTGGTACGCCACTTACTCAAGAGTTGAGAAGAATGGGTGTTCCCGTTACGCCCTTTACACCAAGCAAAGGTGCAGATAAGTTTGCTCGTATGAACGCCTGTGCTCCAGTGTTTGAGAGCGGTATGGTGTATAGACCTGATGCTAATTTTGCAGAAGAGGTTGTGGAGGAATGTGCAAGTTTTCCACATGGCGACCATGATGACTTGGCAGATTCGATGACACAGGCTATACTAAGATTTAGGCAAGGTGGTTTTATCACTACGCCAGACGATGAAGAGTTTGAGCCAAACTACAGAAGAAAGATGGAGTATTATTAATGACAACAAAAGATCCCCTAAAAAGTGTAGCTAAAACTATTCAGACAATTGCTAGTGGCAAAACTGGCATTAAATCAGTTGATAAACAGAAGAAGAAAGATGCCTTGCTTACAAAGAATTTGAAAAAACTAGCAAAAAGGACTAAAGTTAAAGCAAAGCCACAAAAGCTTGATATTACTCCAGACTCAAAAAGTCCGTTTAGTATTCAAAAGCAAACAATTATGATGAGTGGTGGAGGCGAAGTAATTAATATGACTAAATCAAGAATGGTTAATCCAGAGACAGGAGAGTAATATGAATAAAGATGAAGCTTTTGAAAAATTTTTAAAATTAGAAAAACAACTTTATGATGAAATAGATAGAAAAGTCCCTGGATCTTCAAGAGATTCTTTGAAAAGAATGGATAAGTTACGATCACAAATAAGAGAAATACTGCCTCTTGTAAATCAAAAGAAAGATGGTGGATTAGCAGAAGCCATTGATAAAGTGAAAAAAGAAGATGCCGTTAAAATGGAAGCTGGTGGTGATCCAGCTAATGCTCTCAAGGGTGGTCAAAAGAAATTAGATAAGAACAAAGACGGCAAGATTTCTGGAGAAGACTTTGAAATATTAAGAAACATGAAATTTGGTGGTTCTGTCAAACCTGTCAAAATGGGTGGTGGCGGTAATGTTTGTAAAGGCATGGGTATCGCAAGAGCAGGTGGCAAGTTTAAAATTAGATAATTATGGCAATTGAAAAAGTAAATGGTGTAGAAAACACAGAGCAACCACAAGGTATTCAAGTTTCTTTACCTGAAGCAGAGATTACTCCAGGTGTAACTGAACTTGATGATGGCTCTGCCATTATTGGTGAAATGCAACAAGAAATACAGGCAACAATGCCAGTTCCTTTTGATGCTAACTTAGCTGAATTAATTGAAGATGGTGATTTGGGTGTTATTTCAAGCGATTTAGTTGGTGCCATTGATGACGATATATCTTCAAGAAGAGATTGGGAAGAACAGTATAAAGGTGGATTAGAATTACTTGGAATGAACTATGAAGACAGAGCAGAACCTTTTGAAGGTGCTTCTGGAGTAGTTCATCCTTTATTAGCAGAAAGCGTTACACAGTTTCAGGCACAAGCGTACAGAGAGATGTTACCTGCAAGTGGACCTGTTAGAACACATATTGTTGGTGCAGAAAGTCCAGAACTTTTAGCACAAGCAGAGCGTGTTAAAAATTATATGAATTATCAAATAACTTACGAGATGGAAGAATATGATCCTGAGTTAGATCAAATGTTATTTTATCTTCCCGTTGTAGGTTCAGCATTTAAAAAAGTTTATTTTGACCCTTCTATGCAAAGGGCTGTTTCAAAGTTTGTTCATGCAGAAGATTTAATTGTGCCATACAATGCAACAGACTTACGATCATCTTCACGCATAACTCATGTAGTCCGTATGGGCAAAAATGAGGTTAGGAAGTTACAACTTCAAGGGTTTTATAGAGATATAGATTTACCCTCATCAGATAGTGGAGGTACCAATTATGATGAGGTCAAAGAAACAATAGACGATATTCAGGGTGTAGGAAAAGGCACAAGCGATAATGAAGAAATAACATTATATGAAATTCACACAGATTTAGATTTAATTGGGTTTGAAGATATTGGTCAAGACCAAGAACCCACTGGATTAAAAATGCCCTATGTCGTCACAATAGTGGAGAAATCTGGTGAAATATTATCGATCAAACGTAATTTCAATGAGGGTGATCCGTTCCGTAGGAAGATCCCTTATTTTATTCATTATAAGTTCTTACCTGGTCTTGGGTTTTATGGCTTTGGTCTTACTCACATGATAGGTGGGCTATCAAGAGCTTCAACATCAATACTTAGACAACTCATTGACGCAGGTACTTTATCAAACTTACCTGCAGGATTTAAAGCAAGAGGTGCAAGGATTAGAGATGACGAAACTCCGCTAAATCCTGGCGAGTTCAGAGATGTAGATATGGTTGGCATGGATTTGCGTCAAGCAATTATGCCGTTGCCATTTAAGGAGCCATCTCAAACCTTGTATTCATTACTTGGAACGCTTATCGACTCTGGTAGACGCTTTGCATCAATGGCTGACATGAAAGTTGGCGAGATGCAAGGCAACGCACCAGTTGGTACAACTATGGCTATTATGGAACGTGGCACAAAGGTAATGTCTGCAATTCATAAACGCTTACACTACTCACAAAAGATAGAGTTTAAGTTACTTGCACGTTTATTTGCTATGGATGTTCCTATGTACCCTTATCAAGTACCAGGAGCACCACCAGAGATTAAACAAACAGATTTTGATGACAGAATTGATATACTTCCTGTTTCAGATCCAAATATATTTTCAATGTCACAACGTATTGCTTTGGCACAAACACAGTTACAATTAGCACAAAGCAATCCAGATATTCATGGGCCAAATGGAATGTACCAAGCCTATAGAAAAATGTATGAAGCGTTAGGGGTTACGAACATAGAGGCTGTGTTGCAACCTCCCCCACAGCCAATGCCCATGAATCCAGCGAAAGAAAATCAAGAGGCATTAAAGGGTGGTAGTCTTCAAGCTTTTCCAGAACAAAATCATCAAGCACATATTACAGCTCATTTAGCTATGATTAGCACACCCGTTGCACAAGCTAATGCTGCAATACTTATGACATTACAAGGACACATATCAGAACACATAGCAATGATGTCTGAACTACAAGCACAACAAGAAGTCATGGCTGCTGTTCCACCAGAGCAACAAGCAATGATGCAACAAGACCCTAATGCAATGCAACAAATGGCTACACAAGTGGCTTCAAGAAGTGCTGAGTTAGCAGCAGAAATACAAGAGCAATATGCACAAGCGTTAACACCACCACCAAGTGAAGACCCGCTTGTAACAATTAGAAAACAAGAGTTAGCGTTAAGAGGACAAGAAATTGCACAGAAACAAGACCAGTTTGAACAAAAGCAAACATTGGATAAAGAAAAAGAAAGAAATGATGTTTTACTTGATCAACAAAGATTAGATCAACAAGAAGAAATAGCGGCACAAAGAGATCAAACAACTCGTGATGTAGCTGCTATGAGATCAATGAAAGGATAAATTATGGTTAGTTCTATTAGAGAAAAAATATGGCAAGTTGAAAAAGAGAAGAAAAGGCAAAGAAGATTAGCAAAGGAGCAAGGTCATGCCGTTGAAGAAAGGCAAGAGCCAGAAAACAATCAGCCAGAATATAAGGAAGTTGAGGTCAGAAAAGTATCCGCAGAGACAAGCAATAGCGATAGCGTTGTCAACGGCGGGGAAATCAAAGTCAACAAGCCAAAAAAGAAAGCGAAGAAAACCCGTAAAAAAACGTGACGGCGGCATAATTAAAAAGTTTTCTGAAATAGCAAAACCACAAAAATTCAAGGGGATATTTTAATGCTCGATCCCGCTTCAATTGGCATAGCCATTACAGCCGCTAATACGGCATTTAACGCCATAAAACGTGGCTTTGCCGCAGGCCGTGAAATTGAGTCTATGGGAAAAGACCTGTCACGCTGGATGGGAGCCGTTTCAGATGTTGAGAATACTGAAAAATCTGCTAAAAATGCCTCACCACTTAGAAAACTATTTAAAGGAAAAGAAATAGAAGCCTCGGCTATTGAAGCTTTTACAGCTAAAAAAAAATTTGAAGCACAACGACAAGAACTTAAATCATTTTTAAATTTCCACTACGGAGCTAATTCGTGGAATGAGATTTTGCAAATGGAAGCTGAGATTAGAAAAAGACGAAAAGAAGAGATTTATGAGAGACAAGAATTTGTAAGAAAAATTTGGGAATGGATTGGTTTGACAATTCTTGTCATAACTGTAATTGGATTTATAATATTTCTTGCATGGTTATATAAGGAAAAAAGATAATGAAAGATAATACTTTTATTTATTTAACACTTGGAATTTGGTCAATGGCTTTTATTTTAGGATTAACGATAGGATGACACAGAAAAGATTACAAAAACAATCTATTTATGCAGATTATGACGAAGATGGTGATGGCATTGTTTCTGATGCAGAATTAAACCATGCTAAAGAGATTAAAGAAACGGAAACAAGATTAAGAAAAAATTTAGCACAACTTAGAATGGCTAGATATACATTAATATTTATGGGATTATACGCAATATTTTTAGCTTCGCCTTGGTGTTCAGACGAGAAATTAAAAGGACTTGCTGCAGTTACAGATTTAATATTTTTAAGTGGTGCTGGTATTGTTGGTACATACATGGGTACGAGTGCGTATATGCAAAAGAATGGTAAGTAAATGGCAAAAAAAGATCCAAAAGTTGGTACAGGAAAAAAACCTAAAGGTTCAGGTAGAAGACTTTATACTGACGAAAATCCAAAAGATACTGTTAAGATTAAATTTGCAACTCCTGCTGATGCTCGTGCAACAGTTAGAAAAGTTAAGCGTATTAGCAAGCCTTATGCTCGAAAAATTCAAATCCTTACTGTCATGGAACAAAGGGCAAAAGTAATGAAAAAAACAGAAGTTGTTAAGATAGCTAAAAAAGCAAAAGAAGCGTTAAAAAAAACTAGAAAAACATGAGTGCATTTTTATTAACTTGTTTTTTAAATATGAATATTGATGCGAGAATTTACTTTAAAGATGTAAATAATTGTCTGTATTATGCTGAAAAACTTACAGAGCAATCTGTGCAAGTACCAGAAAAGGTTGAAAGTTATAAATGTATGTGTAAACTTGTGCAATATATAGATGAAAAAAGAACTAAAGTGTATTAGGAGGTAGCAATGTTAACAGCTTTAATAGGTCCAGTCAGTAAACTGGTTGGAAAATTTATAGAAGACAAAGATCAAAAAAATAAATTGGCACATGACCTGGCAACGATGGCAGAAAAACACGCCTTACAGCTTGCAAAAGGTCAAATCGAAACGAACAAAGAACAAGCGAAACACCCTTCATTATTCGTTGCAGGAGCTCGTCCAGCGATTATGTGGATCTGTGCTCTAGGGTTATTAACTCAGTTTTTTATCATGCCTATTGCAGAATGGGCAACAGCTATATGGATGCCAGAGGTAACTTTGCCTAGCCTAGCCACGGGTGAACTTATGACGTTAACCCTTTCATTATTAGGATTGGGAGGAATGAGATCTTTTGAAAAGTCAAAAGGTGTAGCTAGGGAGAACATGAAAAAATAACACAAGATCTATTCAGACATTTAAGAATACATACGAGTCATAAAATGAAAATAATATTATGTGAAAGATGTAAGATTGCACTGCGTAAAACAGAACTCGATGACATTTATAGGTGTCCTATGTGTTTGACAGTTCAAGAAATAAAGGATAAGGAAGAATAATGGATGGCGTGAAGGTAGCACAAACTTTATTAAAGAACATACGTCAAAGAAGAGATGAATTAATTCAATCTTTGGCAGATGGTTCGATATCTTCAATAGAAGATTATCGGTTCATAACAGGTCAAATACGAGGACTGACTTGGTGTGAGGAAGAAATTAGAACCTCGATGAAAGGTATAGACGATGAATAAAAAACTTTATGTGCCAGATAGATTATTGGCAAAAAAACAGATTAATCCAGTTCCACCAGCTATAGGAAAAGGATTTGGTCAAGATAAAGAACCCAACAAAAATGAAGATGATCCATCAAAAATAGATTCTTCTGTGATTGACAGATTACCTCAACCAACTGGTTATAGAATATTAGTTGTTCCATATTATCCAAAAGAAAAGACAAAAGGGGGGATTTACATACCAGATGCAACACGAGACAGAGAATCATTTGCAACAGTTGTTGCATATGTTGTAAAAATGGGCCCTGACGCTTATAAAGACAAAGATAAATTCCCAACTGGAGCATACTGTTCTGAGAAAGAATGGGTACTTATGGGAAGATATGCTGGAAATAGGTTCAAAGTGGAGGGTCTTGAGTTAAGGCTTATAAATGATGATAATATTATAGCGAAAATACTTGATCCAACAGATGTTTCTTATGTATAGTGGAGGTAATGATGAATGAAGCACAAGAAAAAATTGTAGAGCAACAAGCTCCTGAAGAAAATGTAATTGTTGATATTGAAGAGTCAGAAGAAAAAAAAGAAGAGACTCCAAAAGTTCAAGCAAAAGAAGAAGAGCGAACAGAAGTTCGTTCTGAACAACCAGAAGATGAACTAGAGAATTATTCTGAAAATGTTCAAAAACGTATAAACCAATTAACAGCCAAAAGAAAACAAGCTTTGGAAGAGGCTGATGCTGCTTTTAAATATGCAGAAGAACAAAAGAAAAAGAATGATCAGTTGCAAAAACAGCTATCACAACTTAATTCTGGTTACACTTCTGAGTTTGGAAACAGAATAGAAGCACAAACCGCACAAGCAAAAAAACTTTATAAGGAGGCTTTTGATGCTGGAGATGCTGAAAAAATGTCTGAGGCAAGTGACCTCATGGCTAAACTCGCTATTGAGAACGAAAGACTCAGAATACAAAAACTTAGAACCGAAACTGAAGGAACTAAAAAAGATGAGGGACAATCTGAAACCCCAAAGAGGCAGACCCCGCAAAAACAAGAGTTAGATCCAAAGTTACAAGGTTGGCTTGATAAAAATTCATGGTTTGGCAAAGACATGGTTATGACAAGAGGTGCTCAAGCCATACATGAACAAGTTGTTGCTGAAGATGGAATAGACCCATCTACAGATGAGTATTATATGGAAATTGATAAACGTATGAGAAAAGAATTTCCACAAAAATTTCAGAGTGACAGAAAAGTCGCCCAGACTGTTGCACCTGTGAACGGCAAAGCCGTTTCTAATAGTGGGCGGAAGAAGCAAATAGAACTAACCCCTGGACAAGTTGCGTTTGCTAAAAAAATGAGAATACCTTTGGAGCAATATGCTAAAGAGGTGGCTAAAATTGATTCCAGGAAAGGAGCCTAAGATGGTAGATAGAGCTAATCGAGAGTCTGCAACTCGTGAAAAACAGGAAAGAAAACAAGCTTGGAGACCACCATCAGTTTTAGATGCTCCACCAGCACCTGTAGGATATAAACACAGGTGGATTAGAGAACGTGTTATGGATTATGATGATAAAGCAAATATCCATAAACGACAAAGAGAAGGATATGAATTAGTGCGTGCAGAAGACTATCCAGATGCAGATTTTCCCGTGATTGATGAAGGCAAAAATGCTGGAGTAATTGGTCAAGGAGGACTTTTATTAGCACGGATTCCAGAAGAAATTGTTGAAGAAAGAAATAAATACTTCATGGATAAAACCAATACACAGATGGAGGCTGTTGATAGAGATTTGATGAAAGAGTCAAATCCTGCGATGCCAATATCTAAAGAAAGGAAGTCTCAAGTCGCTTTTGGTGGCAAGAGGCAAAGTTAATAAAATTCTTACTTAGGAGTTAAAAATGGCAAATCAAGATGCTGCTTTTGGCATGAGACCAGTTAAGATGATAGGGGGAGCTCCCTACACTGGTGGTCAAAGCCGATATAGAATCGCTGCCGATTACGGAACTGCTATTTTCCAAGGTGACATGGTAATGCAAGTCACAGGAGGTGGTATTGAAGTTCATGCCGATGGCGGAACTGTTCCAATAATTGGGGTGTTCAATGGTTGTAGGTATACAGATCCTACAACGAAAAAGGAAACTTTTTCAAACTTTTACCCTGCAAGCACAAATGCGTCAGATATTGAAGCTTTTATTATAGACGATCCGAATGTTGTCTTTGAAGTTCAAGCTGATGCCGCATTTCCAGTTGCAGATTTATTAGGTAACTTTGATATCGTATATACAAGTGCAGGTTCTACTGTAACTGGTATTTCTGGTGCAGAGTTGGATGTAACAACAGGTGCAACAAACACTAATCTTCCGATCAAAGCGATAGATATATCACAAGATCCAGAGAACAGTGATGTTGGGTCAGATGCCACTAATGTCTTAGTTGTGATTCAAAATCACATCTTTGGTGTTAAGGGTGCAGGATTAGCGTAAGGGAGATTAGATTATGGCTATATCAAGAGCACAACTCGTAAAAGAGTTAGAACCTGGTCTTAACGCTTTATTCGGCATGGAATATGATCGTTATGATCAAGAGCATACTGAAATTTATGAAACAGAATCTTCTGATAGAGCTTTTGAAGAAGAGGTAATGTTGAGTGGTTTCGGCAATGCTGCAACAAAATCAGAAGGTGCTGGTGTAACCTTTGATTCTGCAAATGAAGTCTATACTTCAAGATATACAATGGAAACTATTGCGTTAGCTTTTGCCTTAACAGAAGAAGCAATGGAAGATAATTTGTATGACCAACTTGGAGCAAGATATACAAGAGCATTAGCAAGGTCAATGGCACACACAAAGCAAGTCAAATCTGCTGCTACATTAAACAATGCGTTTAATTCAAGCTTTACAGGTGGTGATGGCAAAGAGCTTTGTGCAACAGACCACCCATTAGGTGGCGGTGGTACGTTTAGAAACGAGCCATCAACTGCAGCAGATCTTAATGAAACATCATTAGAAAATGCTCTTATTGACATTTCAAACTTTGTTGATGAGAGAAATATGATTGTTGCTTTAAGAGGAATGAAACTAATTATTCCACCTGCATTGCAATTTGTTGCAGACAGACTGCTTGAGTCAACTTTAAGAGTTGGCACTTCTGACAATGATTTAAACGCAATTAAAAATATGGGTATGTTGCCAGAGGGTTATACAATTAACCACTTCTTAACAGACACAGATGCGTTTTTTATCAAAACAGATGCACCTAATGGATTTAAATATTTTGAAAGAATCCCATTAAGTACAAGCATGGAAGCTGATTTCGATACAGGCAACATGAGATATAAAGCTAGAGAGCGTTATGCCTTTGGTTTTTCAGATCCTCGTGCTGTCTTTGGTTCACCAGGAGCCGCATAAAAATAATTACATATTTTTTAAGGGGTCTATGCAGACCCCTTTTTTTTGTGTATACTTAAATTACCTTGACGAAGAATTAACTTCGACATTGGCCAAGACAAGGAGATTGACATGGCTAACACAACCTTTTCAGGTCCAGTCCGTTCTAAGGCTGGATTCAACGTAATTAATGAAGACAGCACAAGTGGTGCAATTACGGAAACTGGATTTTCAGTTAACTCAACTGGACAACTTATTTCTTTAGGAACCAGAAAGATACAAACATTCGCTATAAGTTTAGCTGATACTAATGCAGCTTCAGTGACGTATGGAGATAATGATGTTCTTGTAGAACTTGGTGCTTTGAATACAGATCATCCAGATGCTTTAGTAACTGCTAGTAAGTTTTTTATTCACAAAGTAGTTCTTGGTATAACAACTGCTGCTGCTAGTGATGCACAATCTTTAGCAAATTTACAGTTAAGTGCGACTTCTGGTACTGCGACTAATGCTGCAATATCATCTGGCACAGAGATTGTTGGTGCAGGAGTAACTTCTTTTAATCCAAGAATATCTGCAACAGACTCAGTAACAGAAGTAGATATAGATTTAGATGCAACCGCTGGTACGTTTCATGTGTTTACACCAAATATAAGTGCAGCTATAGCTAGTAAAAATCTTTACTTAGGTGCGGGTGCTGCTTGTGATGCTGCTTTAACCGCTTTCCGTGGCACTCTTGAAATAGAATACTCAGTTTACTAATAGGAGAGTAATATGGCAGACGCAGTTACCTCTCAAACCTTAGTTGATGGTAATCAAATCGCTGTTTTGAAGTTTACTAATATATCTGATGGCTCTGGCGAAGATGCAGTAAAAAAAGTTGATGTTTCTGCATTATCAACAAATGTTCGTGGTGAAGCTTGTACAAAAGCTACAATTGAAAAAATGTGGTGGCAATGCAATGGAATGAAAGTAAAAATTTTATTTGACGCTTCAACAGATGATTTTTGTATAGAGCTTGGTGAGAATCAAAGTGGACATCACGATTACACATCATTTGGAGGTTTGATTAATCCTGCTAGTTCTGGTGTAACTGGTGATATTATGTTTACAACAGTAGGGCATAGTTCAGCAGATACTTACACTGTAATAATGCAGATTAGAAAGAGCTATTAATGGCTAGAAGGCAAGATAAACAGCCTCCTAAAACTAAAAAGTATTTCCGTTCCACCAAGAGTGGAGCGGGAATGACTAAAGCGGGTGTTGCAAGATATAGACGTGACAATCCAGGCAGTAAATTAAAAACTGCCGTAACAGGTAAAGTTAAAAAGGGAAGCAAGGCAGCTAAAAGAAGAAAGTCCTTTTGTGCAAGATCAGCAGGTCAAATGAAAAAGTTTCCAAAGGCAGCCAAGAATCCAAACAGTAGGTTAAGACAAGCAAGAAGAAGATGGAAGTGTTAAAATGAGAGCGAATGAAGTTTTAAAATTATTAGAAAAGCACGAATCTGAGTGTAATAGACGTTATGAAAAAATAGAAAAAAGTCTTGATAAATTAGATTTAAAAGTTTGGGGTTTAGCTGTTTTAATTGTTATAACGCCATTTTTACATAAGTTTATTTAAATGGTTATGGGGAGGTCTCAAATGGCACAACAAGTGTCAAAGCCTCCGCAGAAAAGGAAGTTTAATGTCAAGAGGAAGAGGAAAATCAATTGTAAACGACCTAAAGGATTTTCTGAAAAAGCACATTGTGCCGCTAAAAAAAGGAGAGGTCGTAAGAGGTGAACCGATTAAAGTATGTTTAAAATGCAAAAAAAAAGAGTGGATGTGCACTTGTTGGAAATTATCAAGGAGATAAATTATGCCTAAAGACGCTTGTTATCGTAAAGTAAAAGCTAGATATAGGGTTTTTCCATCAGCTTATGCTTCAGGAGCCATCGCAAAATGCCGAAAGGTAGGAGCAGCCAACTATGGTAAAGGTGGTAAAAAAGCAAAGAAAAAAGCTATGGGTGGTGTAGTAGAAATGAAAAATGGCGGAAATGTGTCAAAGGGTAAAGTTAAACGACCATCTAAAAATCCTAATATTGCAAGGGGTTGTGGTGCAGTTATGAGCAATAGAAGAAAAGTAACAAAGTTTAGATAATGGCTGTGAGAAAAACAAAAGCTGGTTTAGCTCTCAAACGATGGTTTAAGGAGGACTGGAAAGATGTTAAGACAGGTAAAAAATGTGGTCGTCAAAAGGGTGAGAAGCGTGGTACGCCTTATTGTCGTCCAAGTAAAAGGATTAGTAAGAAAACTCCGAAAACTGCTTCGGAGATGTCTGCCTCAGAAAAAAGAAAACGTATCGCACAAAAGAAAAGATTAGGTCAACCAGCTGGTAAGCCAAGAAGAGTAGCTGCAGCTAGGCGTAGGAAGACAAAGTAATGGATGAGTATAAAAATCTTGAGGATCATATTTGTGAAGAAATTCGTGAATGGTCAAGATTTGCATTAGAAAAGCCAAACAAAAATTATAACAATCTTCCATCTTGTCCTTTTGCAAAAACAGCTTGGAAAGACAAAAAAGTAAGCTTTGCATTTAAAAACACCAGTTCATATTATTGTTTAGATACTTTGATAGATTGTTTTAAAGATAACAAAGATTTAATAATTATTGTTGATATGTGTTTTGAAAATAATGAAAAATTTCATAAACATTTAAGTGATGTAAATGAAAAAATTCAAGAAGGCAAATACAAACAAAAAGATATTTGGTTGATGGGATTTCACCCTAACGATGATGTAAATGAACTTATTGATGACGGCACATTTGCAAATATTGTTAAGGAAGAATATGCTTTGATTTTCGTACAACGATTAACAAAGTTACAAGAAAGTGCAAATAAATTGAAGAAACTTGGATATTATGATAAATATTATAATGAGTACAATGTTGAAGATATTTATGAGCAAAGACAACAATACTATAACAAACTTAAAAGGAGTGAAGTATGGCAATGAGTCCTAGAAAAATGAAAGCATCTGGAATTAAAAAAATGAGAGGTGGTGGCATGGCTATGAAACCAAAAAAAATGCGTGGCGGTGGAATGGCTAAGAAAATGCGTGGTGGTGGAATGGCTATGAAGAAAATGAAAAAAGGTGGTAAAGCCTAATGACCACTTCAAGCTCTACTGACTTTAATTTAGATGTAGCTGAGTACATTGAAGAGGCTTTTGAGAGATGTGGCTTAGAGGCTAAAACTGGTTATGATTTGCAAACTGCTAGGCGTTCTTTAAATATTATGCTTGCTGAGTGGGCAAATCGTGGCCTTAATCAATGGACTATTGAGCAAAGAACTCAAGCATTGACATCAAATGATTCAGAGTACAGCTTGTCAACAGATATAATAGATATTTTATCAGTGGTTGTAAAAAGAAGTGGCACGGATTTTAGCATGACTAGAATTAGCAGAGATACCTTTCTTAATCTACCAAACAAGACATCAACAGGTAGACCAACACAATATTTTTTGGATAGACAAATAACTCCTAATCTAAAATTATACCCAACACCCGAAAACAGCACAGATGTTATTGTCTTTGATGCTTTAACAAGGATGCAAGACGCTGATACGCAAGTTAACACTCTTGAGATACCCTTTAGATTTATACCTTGTCTAACAGCTGGATTGGCTTATTATATAGCTATGAAAAGAGCACCCGATAGAATACAACTTCTTAAATCTGTGTATGAAGAAGAGTTTGAAAGAGCGATGGCTGAAGATAGAGATAGATCAGCATTTAATGTAACACCCAAACTTGATTATTATAGGGTTGGATAATGCCTTTTGCTAGTGGTAAATATGCTTATAGAATATCAGATAGGTCTGGTTTTAGGTATCGTATTAAAGACACAAGAAAAGAGTGGAATGGTTCAGTAGTAGGTAAAGACGAATATGAAGAAAAGCACCCACAATTAGAGCCAGTAAGATCAACGCCTGACGCTGAGGCAATTCAAGATGCAAGACCAGATATTAAAGATGATAACAAAAAGTTTATATTGTACACTAATACTGGTTTAGGCAACTTGGGAACTTTATTAACAACATTTAGTGCCACAACTTCTGTTGGAACAGTTACAGTGAGTACATCATGAGTTTTACATTAACAACACTTACAGCTTCAGTACAAGAATGGACGCAAAATGACGAAAGTACATTTGTTGCTGAGATACCATTTTTTATTAAAAATGCAGAAGAAAGAATATTTAAAGTTGTTGACTTAGAATATTTTAGAAAAAATGCCACAGGTACTATGACAAATGGCAATAAATTTTTACAAAAACCATCAGATTGGTTAGCAAATTTTTCTTTGTCTTTTGTAAACTCTAGTAGTGAAAATGTTTTTTTATTACAAAAAGATGTAAACTATTTACAAGAATTTCATCCTAATCCAGCCACAACTGGAACTCCAAGGTTTTACGCTTCTTTTGATGTAGATAATTTTATCGTTGCACCAACACCAAATAGTAATTTTACTGTTGAGGTGCATTATTATTATAGACCAACTTCATTGACAACAGATGGTTCTGGCTCAACGTGGATTAGCACAAATGCACCAGATGCTTTGTTATATGCAACTCTCATAGAAGCATACACATTTATGAAGGGTGAAAATGATTTATTACAACTTTATACAGCTCGTTTTACTGAGGCCATTAGTAGATTAAAAATATACGCAGAGGCTAAAGAAAACACAGATGCTTATAGGGAGGGATTAGTAAGAGTTCCAAATCAATAAAAAGGTAGCAAAATGAAAAATAAAAGTGTTGCTATTGTCGCATTAGGCAATAGTTGTGCCGAATACATGATGGCAAAAATTAGAAGTGAAAAGTTTGATGAAACATGGGCTATCAACTCTGTTTCTTCTGTAATATTTCACGATAAAATGTTTATGATGGATCCTCCATCAAGATTTTTGGATACTCCAAATGCAGGTAAACAAACAGATGTAATGTCTGAAAGATTGAAAAAGAAATTAGGCATACCTATTTTTTCTTGCACGTTAGATGAAAGATGTCCTGATGTTGTGGAATACCCATTAGAGAAGGTTCTTAAAAAAACTGGTTATGCTTATTTAAATAATACTGTTGCCTATGCAATAGCTTATGCAGTAGCACAAGAGGTAAAAGAATTACATTTATATGGTATTGATTTTACTCACAAAAATGTTGCTTTTGCAGAGGCTGGTAGAGGTTGTTGTGAGTTTTGGTTGGCTATAGCTATATCAAAAGGAATTAAAATTAACATTGCTTACAATTCATCTTTGTTAGACACTAATGTGCCAGATGATGAAAAGCTTTATGGATATCATAGATTAGAAAATCCTCTAATATCAAGTGTATCTGAGGGTAGTTTAGTAATTAAAAGAAAATCAAAATTAGAACCACCAGAACCTTTAGACTCTCATTCTAATTTAATAGGAAGAGAGGATATACCTGGAGTAAGTTACGAGGAGAAAAAAGATGTTTAAATTGTTAACAGAAAAGGATGTAAGTTTTTTATCTTATAATATTAGAAAAAATTGTTGTGATCAAATGAATATGACACCAGAGGAAATAATCGACAATACAAATTTATGGATGGAGCCGTGTGTCCCCAGTAGTAGTTCATGGTTTCAATCATTAAAAAAAGCTACAAATTATTTTAATCCTTTAACTGTTTTTGATTATATGAAGAAAAATAATATGGCTGTTGCAAGTGCAAAAAAGCCAGACTACAATCGCTCCACAATGAAAACTTGTCCAGGAATAACAGGTTTATTTAAATCAACAATACTTTTAAAAGCTCCTATAGATATTGATATTTTTATTAAAGATGAGGGACAGGACAGTTTTATTATTAATAAATCATTGTTTCCTGCAATGTTGGAAATACAAACTCACTCTAATAATCAGTTTTCTTCTGGTAGTGACAGATTCAAAGATTACAGAAACTTAAAATTTTGTTATCCTTTCAAAGTTTCATCATCACACTCATATATATTTACATCACCTTATTGGCACAATGAATTACCTTTTGATGTACCACCAGGTGGATGTTTTAATGTATATAAAGAACATAGTGATTTACAACTCAATGTGTTATATAAGATGGATACGACTAAACAAATAAACGAAATAAATATAAAGAAAGGCACTGTTTTAGGATATATGGTATTCTCTCATCCCGTAAAACTTAAAGTAAATAAAAATTTAAAACAAAACGTAGTATTCACTCATTTTAAAAATGGAGCAGTCTCATAATGTTTAATGTCAATGTATCACAAGTAGGCAGTGTTAATATTAAAACTTCAAATGGAGGAGGCTTAACTAATGAACAGATAGCTGATCTTGCTGTTGATAAGATTGCAAGTATTTCTGATCAAGCTCCACCACACATAAGACAACAAGCTAAAGTGTTTAAAGAGCACCTTAAAATAATTTTATACCATTATCTTATCTTGGCAAGAAAGGAAGAGCGTGCTACAATCATTCAAGCCTTGCGATCAAGTGGTCAAAAGGAAACGGCTGAATATATAAGGAGACTCTAATATGGCTATAACCCAAGCAATGTGCAACGCATTTAAAAAAGAACTGATGCTTGGCACACATAACTTTGCCACTAATGGCAATGCTTTTAAACTAGCACTATATGCAGAAGGTGGTGGTGGTAAATCTAGTACAACTGCTACTTTAGGTCATGGAACAACAGCTTATACAACAACTGGCGAAATTGCTAACAGTGGTAGTTACAGTGCTGGTGGTGGAGCTTTGACTAAAGTTGCTCCGTCTGTTGCTAGTTCAACTTCTTCGGCAACTGCATTTACAGATTTTGTTGATTTAAGTTTTACAACTGCAACAATTACTGCAATGGGTGCATTAATATATAATGACACTAGCAGTGATAAAGCAGTATGTGTGTTAGATTTTACAAATAATAAAACATCAACATCAGGCACATTTACAATACAATTTCCAACAGCAGACGCATCAAACGCTATTATTAGAATAGCCTAATAAAAGGCTAACCAATGGCGAACATTACTGGTTGGGGTCGAGGTGCATGGGGTGAAGGAGCGTGGAACGCTCCCATACCTGTTGTTGTATCTGGAATAGAGCAAGTTACCAATGGAGAATTTGACTCTGATACTACTGGCTGGTCAACCAGTTCTAATTCTAGTGCCTCTGTCAGTGATGGTATTGTTACAATTACTGCAAATCAGTATCACACTTTTAGTCAAAATTTAACTTTAGACGCTGGTAGAAGCTACACAATATCAGTTTTAGTAACGGCTGAAACAGGCAGTTTTTTTGTTGCTATCCACGATGGGTCTAGTGTAACAGATTATGCAAATGTAGCTGTTGGGACAACTACTCTTACTTTCACGGCAAACAGTGGTACAAATCAACTTAGATTATACCCTTATTCCTCTGGCACTGGTCATGTTTTATCAGTTGATTCAATTTCTGTTAAAGGTGCTGTTGAAACTGAAGGCACGACATCAGTAGGAACTGTAACTGCACTTCCTGCAATTACAGTTGCAGTAACGGGTGTTGTTGGAACTACTGCTGTTGGCAGTGAAACTGTAGCCACAACACAAACTGTAGCATTTAGTGTTACTGGCGTTTCTGGCACAACTTCAGTTGGCAGTGAAACTGTAGTCCCACAATGCGTAGTTAGTGCAAGTGGTCATCAAGCCGTTGGTAATCCAGACTTAGCTGGAGCATTTCATGCCGAATGGTTTGTGCCTACTGATAGTAATGATCCTACAGTAAAAGTCATTTCCTATGAGGCAACCACAGAAGTATTTTCAGATGGATCTTCGTTAGGAACAATTTCTTCTGCTGGGGGTACTTTAGATGTCGCTGCTTCTAATTATGAAAATAAGTTAATATCGGCAGATAAGCCGATAACACTACAAAATACTAACAATGAGTCAACTGGTGTTCCAACTTCTTGGGCTGGAACTTCTTTTGGTTTTTTCAATTCTCGTACTGGTTTTATACTACAAATGAGAGCTTTGTATGGAACGGCAGAGGTTAAAATATTTAAAGATGGTTCTTTAAATGCAACAATTTCTGTTGGTAGTACGTCAACTACAACTCAAACTTATGCTGACGATTCGAGTGATCCACAATACACAGTCTTTTCTGATTTACCTATTATTGTTTTCAAAACTGGTAATGCAGATTTAAGCACAGATACAAGACCAGCTTTTCCTGCAACCACAGACTTTTTATATGGCATAGCGAGTGGGAGTGCACAAGCTGTTAGAGTTGATGGATATGGAGAAACTGCAACTAGCTTTACAAGATTTGACAGTAATGGTGGTTCAAACAGTAGCACTATTAGCACAACGAATGGTAGTTTTGCAAATGGCACTGATTTTACTGGACCTACAAATAGGTATCAAACAGCGTCAAGTTCCTCTGGTTTTTCAATAGCTGATTCAGATGGTGGAGAAAAAACATCATTTATTGCAGAAGGCTGTTTTGCACATGAGTTTAGATTAATAGAAGCAGCAGAGTTTGTTTGTTTTATGGGAGCACCAGGAACAAATGGTCGTAACATACAAGTTTTTAATTCAAGTGGAAATTTAGTTGATACAGTTCAATTAGCCACAAGCGATACAGGATCTGATTTTCCTACAAATTTTCAACTTATTAGTAATTCTACAACGGATAGTAATCTTACGGGATCAGCAAAAAGTTATGATTTAACTGCTGGAATGAGGTTTGTTTCTGAAGTTCCAGTAGGTGCTATTCTTGAGGATGATAGTGCAGACAATGAAGAGAATCTTTTTGGACTAAGAAATTTTGCTGGATTTATGACAGGAACTTCGGTTGTTGGTGTCACTGGCGTTGAAGGAGTATCTTCCGTTGGCGATGAAGCTACAATACCTCAAGGCGTATTTACTGCATCAGGTGTAGTAGGAACAAGTGCAGTGGGAACTGCAACGGCTGCTCCTCAAACAGTTGTTTCTCTTACATCTGTAGTTGGAACAACAGCACTTGGAAGTGAGGCTACAACGGGACTTGCAACATTTTCAGTCACTGGCGTTGAAGGCACTGGGCAAATTGGAGATGAAATAGCCTTTTCTAACGTAGTTGTTGTTGAAACTGGGTTGACTGGCACGACTGGATTAGGAAGTGTAACAGCCTTACCTTCAATAACATTTGAAGCCTCAAGTCAAGTTGGCACGACTGGATTAGGCACTGTAACAGTTTTACCTTTAATAGAATTTTCCGTCACTGGAGTTGCAGCCACTACATCATTAGGCACTGCAACAGCCTTACCTTCAATAACATTTGAAGCTGCTGGATTTGCAGCCACTGGTTCAGTTGGTGACGTATTAGCTGCTGGTGGAGCTAAAGTTACTGAAACAGCTTTAACTGGAACTGTTAATATTGGTGACGAAGCCGTAAGTGGTGACGCTAATTTATCTGTCACGGGTGTGTCCGCTACTGGAGGTATAGGTAATACAGATACTGGAACTATTACTTTTACCATTACAGTAGCCTCTAAATCATCATATGACTCTGGTAGTAGTAACGCCTATTATATAAACGGAGTTGAACGTCCAGTTTTGACATTGGTTGAGGGTAAAACTTATAGGTTTGATCAAAGTGATTCTTCAAATGGCACAGGTGGAGCACACCCTCTACGTCTTTCTACAACTGCAAATGGAACACACGCAAGTGGTTCAGAATACACAACTGGTGTAACAACATATGGAACACCTGGAAGTTCTGGTGCTTATACAGAAATTACTGTGGCTAGTGATGCTCCTACGTTATATTACTACTGTACTAACCATAGTAATATGGGTAACACTGTCTTTACTTCTGATTCGATTTTTAACGTAACAGGTGGCTCAACTGTTGTTCCAAGTGCGGCTACAAGTACAAGTGCAGTGGGAACAACTACTGTTCTTACAGTCACACCAGTAAATGTAACAACAGTTGTTGGAACAACGTCTTTGGGCAATGAATCTATTTTAGCAATCAACAACATCAGTATAACTGGAGTTGAGGCAACTGGAGCACTAGGAATTATAAATTTATACGGACTTATTGCCAATGAGACTTCTGTAAGTTATACTGAGGTCACAGGTGCAACAACAAGTTATACTGAGGTCACGGGCACAACAACAAGTTATACTGAGGTCACAGGTGCAACAACAAGTTATAGCACGATAAGTCCATCACAAAGTCCAGAATGGGCAGCATGATAAAGGAAAAGTAATATGGCTAGTACATTTGTAAATAATCTTAGACTTGAAGAAATGGCGACTGGAGAGCAGTCGGGTAACTGGGGTACAAAAACAAACACCAATTTAGAACTTATAGGTGAAGCATTAGGTTTTGGCACAGAAGGCATAACAACAAACGCAGATACTCATACAACCACAGTTGCAGATGCTTCTACTGATCCTGGTAGAGCTATGTTTATTAAATACACTGGAACATTAGATTCTGCTTGTACTATTACTATAGCACCAAACACTTTAAACAGAGTTCATATTATTGAAAACGGAACAAGTGGTTCACAAAATATAATTATATCACAAGGATCTGGAGCTAATGTTACAATAGCACCAGGCACTGCAAGAGTTGTTTACTTAGATGGTGCAGGTTCTGGTGCAGCAGTAGTAGATGCTTTTGCACATTTAGCTGTAGCTGATCTTACTGTAGATGATGACCTTACAGTCACTGATGATCTTACAGTCACTGATGATTTAAATGTTGGAGATGATGTAAATTTAACCTCAGACGGAGCTATTGTATCTTTTGGTGCTAATTCTGAAATTGCATTAACTCATGTGCATGATACTGGATTGCTTTTGACAGACACTGGAGGAACACCAACACTACAATTACATGATTCAGACGAGGCTGTTTTATCAGACGGCACAAACTTAAAATTAACCTCTGGTGGTACAACATTTACAATACCTAACTCTGATGGTTCTGACGGACAGTTTTTAAAAACAGATGGATCTGGAGCACTTTCTTTTGGTACAGTAAGCACGACCACAGCCTTAGATGACATAGCAACAGGTGATGCGGCATCTACATTAGCAACATCCGCAGGTAATATAACTATTGATGCTCAAGGCAATGATACTGATATTATATTTAAAGGTACAGATGGATCCTCTGATACAACATTTCTTACAATAGATGGTAGTGAGGCAGGATTAGCAACATTTAATGCAGGAGCGGTATTTGGTGGAGCAATATTACCAGCCGCAGATGACACACATGATTTAGGATCTTCTTCAAAACAATGGAGAGATATATACACTGGTGATATAAATTTAAATAACACTAAAACAAGAGATAATGAAGTAGATGGCACTAGAGGCTCTTGGACAATACAAGAAGGTTCAGATGATTTATTTTTATTAAATAGATTAAATGGTAAAAAATATAAATTTAAATTAGAGGAGATGTAATATGGCTTTAATTGTTGGTGGCACTACAGTAACTGGTACACAAACTTTAGACGCAACAAAATTAACTGGTGATTTACCAGCAATAAGTGCTGCAAATTTAACAAGTGTACCTGGTTCTACCGCATCATCTTGGAAAAACGTAGGCTCTTATGTTTTCGCAATAATGATTCTTCCGAAAAATGGAGACACAACGCAAGCAGCTAATACCACATATCGATTTTGGGCAGCTAATGCAGCTGGTGCTTATAGCTCTAGTTCCTCTGCAAACTTTACCAGCAGTGGAACTTGGAGAACTATGGGATATACAAATAGTTATAATTATGATGCAAACAATACAACACTTTGGCATAGGATATCTTAAAAATGACAATAAAAATAAAAATAAATGGTGCAACTTTAGTTGATGCAAAAAACCCAAAATGGATGGATGAGGAAAAGACCTGCATTGTTTTAGAATGTAAATTTTCTCATTATGCTGATATGGGATTGACGGATAATGATGGTTACTACGAATTTGGTGCAACTCCCGATGATGTTGAAGAGCATGGCAGACAAATATATGAAAAAGCAAAAGCAGGGGATTATGGAACTGTTGCAGATTATGTAGCACCAGAGGAATAATAAATTATGCCAATAACGTCTTTAAAGTTCAGACCAGGTATTAACAAAGAAACAACGTCTTATACGAACAAAGGTGGGTGGAACGATTGTGATAAAGTTCGTTTTCGTTTTGGTTACCCAGAGAAACTTGGTGGTTGGGAAAAATATTCACCAAACACTTTTCTTGGAGTCTCTCGATCTTTACACGCTTGGGCAAATCTGCAAGGAAATGAGTATTTAGGTGTTGGAACAGAAATAAAATTTTATATTGAAGAGTCACAAAGTTACAATGATATCACGCCACTAAGACGAAAAGTGCTTAATGGTGAGGTCGTGTTTGATATAAATGGCAATGCTATTGCCTTTGCCGTGACTGGCGTAACAGGAACCACGGGTCTTGGAGAAGAAGTGATAAACGCACAATCTAATGATACATTAGCTCCAGCTTTACCAACTGGTGTGAGTTCGACTGGAGAAATTGGCACTGTTACATTTAACTTAGAAAATCCTGCAATGGCTAGTGCGTTGGGTGAAGTTACTATTGAAACGACCAATGGAGACGTAACTGTAACCGATTTTAGGAATGAATCTTAATGGCAATTACTTTTATAACTGCAACTGATAGCACAACTGTAACTGTAAATGATGAGTCTCATGGTGCGTTGGTGGGAGATTTTGTTACATTTGCAAATGCTAACACTGGTAATTCAACTTTAAACGCACAACTGGACATAGAACATGAAATACAAAGTGTTCCTACAAGAAACACTTACACAATAACTTTAGCATCAAATGCTGCTGCTGCACTGTCTAGTGCGGGCTCAGTTAATGCAGATTATCAATTAAACATAGGCATAAATACAGTTGTTCCAGGAAGTGGTTGGGGTGCAGGACCTTGGAATGGTGAGTTAAACACAACGACTTTATCTACAACTTTAGCAGAGGAACTAGAGAAAGATGAAACGGCAATAGATGTTACAGATGCTACAGGTATTGCAAGCACTGATGTCATTCAAGTAAGAGGGGAGCTTATGCTTGTTACAAATGTAAGCACTAATACCTTAACTGTTACAAGAGGGCATGGAGTCACAACTCAAGTAAATGACGAGGCAGGTGTTGGAACTCCTGCAACTATTACTCCTAACACAGTTCGTTTAGCTTTAGGTAATGCCGCAGCAAGTGATGATTATGTTACTTTGATTAATGGTAGTGATTTAACTTCAGACACTTCGGCAACTACAGTGACTGTAGACTCAACTGCATCATTTGAATCAAGTGGTTTTTTAAAAATAGAAGATGAAATAATACAGTATACAGGTAAAACAAGCACAACTTTTACTGGTTTAATTAGAGGTAGTGCAGGCACAACAGCTACAACTCATGCTGATAATGTTGCGGTCTTTGAGGCTAGTGGTGGAATTGGTATAGAGGCAACTGAAACAGCAGGCACGGGTGGCACTTTACGTTTATGGTCACAAGATAATTTTGGTGAAGATTTAATCTTTAATGAACGAGATGGTGCTGTTTTTTATTGGGACAAAACATTGGGACTTACTTCAAGAGCACAAAATTTAATAGAACTGTCTGATCAAGCACCAACAAAATCAAGAAAAGTTATAGTGTCTGAAAGAGATCGTCATGTTATTTGTTTTGGTGCAAATCCAATAGGTCAAACTGCACAAGACAGATTGTTAATTAGATTTAGTTCGCAAGAAAACCCATTTCTCTGGACTCCTACTGCAACCAATACTGCTGGTGACTTAAGAGTAGGTTCTGGTTCTGAAATTATTACGGCAGTTAAAACAAGACGAGAAATGATTGTATTGACTGACACTTCTGTGTTTTCAATGCAATTTATCGGTCCACCTTTTACTTTTGGTATTAATCAACTTGCTAGTAACATTACTGTTCGTGGGTTTAATAGTGCTGTTGCCGTAGGTGACGCTGTTTTTTGGATGGGATATGATCGTTTTTATATTTATGATGGTCGTGTTCAAGTTATCCCTTGTTCTGTTAGAGATCATGTTTTTCAAGATTTTAATGAAACACAAACTGATAAAATATATGCAGGTGTAAACTCAGCTTTTGGAGAAGTGTTTTGGTTTTACCCATCACAAACAAATTCTCTATCAAATAATGGCACTGGCGAAAATGACAAATATGTGGTTTATAATTACGACCAAAAAATTTGGTATGTCGGTAGTCTTGCACGGAGTTCTTGGATAGACAGAGGTGTATATCAATACCCAATGGCAACAGACTCTAATCTTGTCTACAACCATGAAAAAGGTAATGACAATGATGGCACTGCGTTTACATCATTTATAGAATCGAGTCCTATAGACATTCAAGATGGAGATCAATTTGTATTTTTAAGACGAATGTTACCTGATGTAAGTTTTGACAATAG